TCTTTTAATTTTTTTCTTAAATCTCTACACTTAAAACGAATACAATTATTATCTTCTCTTTCGTGTTCAATATCTAGTTTTGTTTTATAAAATTCATAATCATCTTTATGTGCTATTATTCTCCCGTTCGCAGAATATCCATCACCCAACCAAACACCAAGAAGATATGGATCTATAGGCAAATTTTGATTTTTCCCATTAATTGCTTTAGATAAGTCAATATAAAGTGACCCTTCTACACCTTTACCTCTTTTATTGTTAGTTTTCTTTAAGTATCTTGAATATATTTCATCAGTATTGATAACTTTTTTTCCAGTTCTCCAATAAGAACTATTTACTTCCCACAAATGATCTGCATCAGCGACAACTTCTTCTCCATTATCAAAAAATATTTTGTAACACTGATGATTAATCATAGTTTCTGTTTTAAATGTTACAGAAACTGGATTTCCATCTGGGGAAAGTATTTGATCCCCAACTTTAATATCCCCAATCGTCGTCCATCCTTCGGGTGTTGGTATTGGAGTATCTAATGCTAATGCCTTACCAACTTGGCGTGGCATTTTTGCTATATTAAATCTGTTCTTATGAAAGTTGCTGACCAATCTCTCTTGAAAGGGCCACATCTCAAATTTAACAAGACCATCATCAACATTAACAATCTTAATGTATTTTTTGGCAAAATAAACAGGGTCCTCTTTACATCTCAGAAACTCAATAATTTGCTCTTCAGTAAATTGAATTGAGGTATTTGCTCTTTTGAGATTTGGGTTAGAGAGGTATGCGTCCCCCTGTTTTAATTGAATATCTTCTATTGACATAAAAATTACCTACTAATTTCTTCCCAGTCCATAGACCCGTGAATATCTGCACCATTAGAATTGGAAGAAGCAACGAGAGAAAGTTCATAAGGTGTTCCTGTTAATGCATCTCTTTCCAATTGAAACTTGAATAATGCCTCTTTAAGAATATCTACTGATGATGAACCTTGATTGGAACCATACGTATATCCAGATGCTAATATTCTTCCACCAGTATAAGTTCCTCCATCAATCTTATATTCAACAGCACTATCGCCACCAGCATCATTCCAAGTTCCACCATTAGATGTCCCACTTGCTCTTACTTGCCAGTTATAAACTGCATTATTTGTAATACCAAGAATTGAAAGTGCAGTCATAATTACAATTGCATCCAATCTATTTGGCGTTGCTTTAAGGCGAATTGATAAAACAGTATAATAAGTTCCTGCAGTTGTTAAATCAACTGGTGTTTGAACTGGTGTTCCTATTGCTTGTTGCAATCCACGAAGTTCATAACCACCCTCTGAAATTACAGTAGAACAAACTTGTTTAAGTGTGCTTGCACTGGTTGTAATTCCAGTATTTGCAATCTCATATCTTAATGGTAATGATGCCGTTGTAATATAAGTTGAAGTGATTAAGTTTGCGTGATGGAATGAATGACAGTGAATAAACTTCCCATCAACTACAAAACCCAACCTAACTGTTCCAAGTCCTAACCATTCAATATCCATCCACAAAATTTGTGCTTTGGAAATATCTAATGTAACACCAGATGGATTGAGATGCCCTGCACCAAGCATCGTATCAATATTCCAGTTATGTTGCGAAATTTTTGTTGTTGTTCCAGTAGATAAACTTCTTTCCGCAAAATATAAAGTATCTCCATCAAGTTCTAGATACATTCCATTATCTGCACCAAAGTATCCTACTCTTTGACGAAGATTTGCTTTTGCTGGGTTCATTACAAAAGTAGTTAAAATTTCTAACGACTTTCCTGGTTGATATGAGAATACTTTTGTCGTTTCCCTAATCACAGAACATCCAGCAGTAGTTCCTATTCCAATATTGACTAAACCTTGTGCTGTTACAAATCCAACTGTTGAACCAGTTCCTACAACTAAACCACTCCAAAGATTATTGTCCCTGTATCTGTGGGAACTATCAAAAAGTGTAAGTGGAGTTGAAGTTCTTAAACGACCAAATGCATCGGTTGCTATTGGTGGAAATGTAACAGATGCTGATGATGTTGTAGAAATTGATACTGTTCCTGTGACTGGTAGTGGATTACTGGAACTTACGGGAGCACTATTGAGATTGAGTGATACTTGCCCTGTTGTTCCAATTCCTACTGTTCCTTGAACTGTAACAGTAGAACCAATACCTGATACTGCGACTGATGTGACTGGATTGGTTATATAAAAACTTGTATTTGAGATTGATACTGTATTGGCAATAGAAACAGTTCCACCTACAGTTACTGTTGTGACTGGATTGGTTATATAAAAACTTGTATTTGAGATTGATACTGTATTTCCAATTGATACAGTGTTCAGTAATGTAGAAATACCGACTGGAAGATATGAAAGATTTAGATTTACTGTTCCTACACCAACAGGAAGATATGGAGTTGTGAGAATGCTAGTTATACCAACTTCTGTGATGTGCGTATGAACTGGATTTGCTTCAGAACTCGCAACACTAATAGTTGCTGGAATTGTAATATCACCATTAATAGTAATAGTAGAAGAACCCAAAGATACTGGAAATGGATTATCAAATGTTACTACTTCGCCATTTTTATTGGCAATCATTGGGACTTCAAAGAGACTTCTTTCTTGATTCAGAAAGTCTTGTGTATTCTTATTAAATTGTGCCATAATTAATCAGTCCAAGTTAGTCTTTCTGGTTGATATCTTTGTGAATTTTTGATTCTTAAAGAACCTGTTGTTTGTGGGTAAATGTTATGTACGATTGCCCCAGGATATTCACCCTGCAATTGCTCCGCAAGTTCATTTTTATTCATCAATTTGCCCTCAACTTCCAAGCGGTATAATTTTCCCTCCCAAACTACATCAGCAAGAAAAGACTCGTTAGTAGTTTCTGGTTGCGATGCATTCATATAGAGATTTCCGTTGAAATCTCCAGCAATATTGACACTTTCTGAAATAAACTGTTGAAAAGATTTCATTTTAGTTACAGTTCCAACGACGGAGAGCTTTGTTGATTCTTGAATCTGGATCTCTTGCGGTCTTTGCTGAAGTTAATTTAGATTTCATCCCTGACATACGACTACAAAAGTTTTTACGACGCTTTGCTCTTTTACCCTTTGGTTTCTTTTCGGTTACCGCAGTCTGAAGTTTTGAACCTGGATTTTCACGACGATATGCATTAACTGCTTTTTGACTTAACCCATCTGTTTTATCTTTGCGATTTACTGACTGCCAATCTTCGGCAAGTTCTTCTCTCCAGTTTGAATATAACTTTTTCTCTCCAAGAAGTCTACTACCAATACCTTTACTTCGTTTTAGTACTTCCGGTTTAATAATATCAATAAATTCAACATAAGGATTTCCACTTGCGTCTTCAATTGAAACTGATTCTGGGACACAATTTGGAACCATTTTTTTACCCTTCTTCTTCATACCAACTTTTTTATATCCAGACCAACACGCTTCATCCATTGATCCTTGAACATTATGCTCACCACTATCTAGATAGTCAGCAGCGGCATCAATATAATCTGCTGCTTTTGTAATTTTTGATTGAACCCACGCTTCAATATTACCCTCACCTTTCAACTTACCGCGAAGTCTTTTTGCCGCAGAAATAATTGTGGAGAGTTCAGATCTTGCCATTGAATATTCGTGATCTGGTTCCTTAGATTCATTTGCTGGGTGAACCTGAGCAATACTAAACTTCATCTGATTTGTTGATAAACTTGAAGGTATTGAAAACATATCCCAATACTTAGGACCATATTTACACTCTTCTCTAGTCTCATCCTTTTCACATTTGGGGCAGTAACGCATCATACTCATTTGTTCCGAGAGAGGGTCCTTTGATGATAGATTTATTGATTCTGATTTATTTCCCCAATTAGCAGCACCAACCTTGCGACATTTTACAAGAGCACCTGAGGCGTAGGCAGAGGGCCAAACATCATATCTTGATTTTACTTTATTATAGCAAGCATCCTTTTTACCACTACCTTTTCCTTTAATGTCTTTTTCTTCGTTCATTTTCTTTTCTGATTTGTCGGTAGAAACATAAGTTGGTTTTTCGGCACCAGACTTTGATTGTTGTTCTGGATCTGCTGCTTTTTTTCTTTTTGATGCAGAGCGTCTTTCCTCAGGAGTCATACTTGCTCTTTTTGCGGAAGAAACACATTTTGGAGTTCCTTCTCCTGGTTCATCACTTGCACAAGTTCCTCCAGTTACAACATTTACCCATCCAGGTTTTCCATCTTTTGAACTGGACTTATTGAACCATTTATGAAGATTTCCCTCTTTAACATCTTTAAATTTCTTATGATGCTTTTTAGCCTCTGCCTCCATTTTCTTCAAACGAGTATAATAATCCGGAATTTCGTCCAGATGTTGAAGAGCAATTTCAGTTGCCAATTTTTGATTTTTTGTATGCTCGTGTTCAATTGGAGCACCCATATCAAGTTGTTTCTGAATAAAGGAAGCTTCAAGACGATGCTTTTTAGCAATCTC